CATCTGGGCCGAGCCGACCTCGCGTGAGCAGCCGGCGATCCTGATGGGCTATCCGGTTCTGACCTGCGAGGAGATGCCGGACATCGCGCCCGACGCGACCGCTGTGGCCTTCGGCGACTTCCGGGCCGGCTACACCATCGCCGAACGCTCTGACCTGCGCATCCTGCGCGATCCGTACTCGGCCAAACCTCATGTGCAGTTCTATGCGGCCATGCGGGTCGGCGGGGACGTGACCGACTTCTCGGCGATCCGCCTGCTGAAGTTCAGCGCAGCCTGATCTGAAGCGCGCGGGGGCGAGAACCGCCCCCGCGCAATGGTCCCGAACGGCCGCGAGGATACTCCGATGCTGATCGAGCTGTCATCGCCTGCGCCTGATCCGGCGTGGGTGGAGGATGTCGTGGGCCAGTTGCGGCTTCCAGAAGGCGCCGCGGCCGATCCGTCCACGGCTGCGCTGATGTCGCGCCTGGTCGATATCGCGCGGGTCCGTGTGGAGCGCCTGACTGGCCATGCTCTTGGGCGGCGTCGGGTCGAGCTCCGGGTGGCATCGTGGCGCGAGCCGGTCAAGGTTCCGTTGGGGCCTATGGTCTCGCTCGACGCTGTGGCGACAGTGGATGCTGCGGGCCTGCGGTCGCCGCTGAACGCTGGCGACTGGCGGTTCGGACCCGTTGAGGCGCCGTCGGTCGTCTATGTGGGGCCGTGGCCGCCTCCCGAGCCTCCGCCTGGGGGATATGGCGCGGCGACCTTGACCATTGGGCATGGCCCGGACTGGCGTGACGCGCCGGCGGAGCTGCGCGAAGCCGTCACGCTGCTGGCGGCGCAGGGCTTCGAGGATGGAGCTGCAGGCCGCGACGCGGCGGCGGCGCTGCCACGGGCTGTCGCTGCGCTGATCGAGCCCTATCGGCGGATGCGGTTATGAGCGGGGAACACGGGCGCCTGCGCGTGCTTCTGGCGTTGGAGGCCCCCGTCGCGGCGACTGACGGCGGCGGCGGGCGGATCGCCGGCTGGCGGCGCGTCGGCGCGCTGTGGGCGGAGCTGCGCCCGGTGTCGGCCTGGGAGCGGGAGCTGGGCGGGGCGCGGCTTGGGGCGGTTTCGCACAGGGTCACCGTGCGCGCCGCGCCGCGCGGGGCCGAGGGTCGGCCAGCCGCGGGGCAGCGTTTCACCGATGGCGCGCGCAGCCTGCTGATCCGAGCCGTGACGGAGGCCGACATGCGCGGACAACGCCTGACCTGCTGGGTGGAGGAGGAGACGCCGGCATGAGCTTCGCCTGTTCCTGGGCGCTCCAGAAGGCCCTGTTCGCGGCGCTTGCCGCCGATCCCGAGGTCGGCGCGCTGGCTGGCGGCCGCATCTGGGACGAAGGGGACGCCGCTGCCGTGGTCGCGGCCGGCGGAGGTCCCTGCGTGGTCCTGGGCGACGAGACAGTCGAGCCCTGGTCGACGGTCAGCGACGACGGCGCGGCGCATGTGGTGGCGATCTCGGCGGTGGCGGAGACCGGCGGTTTCGGCGCCCTGAAGCGCCTTGCGGGTGCGATCTGCGACGTCGCGCTGGCGCCGCTCATGCTGGAGCGGGGACGCGTGGTGTCGAGCCGGTTCGTCGGCGGACGCACGCGCCGCGAAGAGAAGGGCCGGGTGCGCCGCATCGAGCTGCGCTTCCGGATCGTGATCGAGCAGCTGGCCTGAGGGCCTTTGAGGGAGGCGATGATGGGCGCACAGAGGGGCAAGGACCTGCTGCTGAAGCTGGACGTCGACGGAACCGGGACGTTCGAGACGGTCGCGGGTCTGCGGGCGACGCGCATCGCGCTGAATGCCGGCGCGGTGGACGTCACCACTGCGGAGGCGCCGGGGCGGTGGCGGCAGCTCCTGGCCGGGGCGGGCGTGCAGTCGGCCAGCGTCACGGGCGGCGGCGTGTTCAAGGACGCGGCGTCGGACGCGGCGCTGCGCGCGGCGTTTTTCGCCGGGGCGGCGCCGGCTTTCCGCATGGTGATCCCGGATTTCGGCGTCATCGAGGGATCTTTTCAGATCACCGACCTGAAATACGCCGCCGCGCATGACGGCGAGGCCACCTTCGAGGCCACGCTCCAGTCGGCCGGGCCGCTCGGCTTCACGGCGCTCTGAGAATGGCCAACCCGTATCGAGGCGAGGTCGACGCGGTGATCGACGGTGCCCCTGCGACGCTGCGACTGACGCTTGGCGCGCTGGCGGAGCTGGAGGCGACGCTCGCGGCCGAGGGTCTGGTGGACCTTGCGGACCGCTTCGACCGAGGGGCCATGCGGACGGCCGACGTGATCGCGGTGCTGACCGCCGGTCTGCGAGGCGCAGGGCGTCCTGTCACCCGCGAAGACGTGGCGGCGATGACGGTCGAAGGCGGCGCGGTCGGCGCCGCCCGCCTGGCCGGACGCCTGCTCGCCGTGGCCTTCACGGGGGCCGCCACTTGAGCGGCCGGATCGACTGGACGGCGCTGATCGGCGTCGGGATGGGGCGGCTCAGCCTCGCGCCCGATGCCTTCTGGGCGATGAGCCCTGTCGAGTTGCGCGCCGCGTTGGGGAGCTTGGCCTCTTCCCCCGAGCCGCTTGGGCGAAGTGGGCTGGCGGCGCTTATGGCGGCGCATCCGGATCGGGGGGAGGGCGAGCGATGAGCGAGGGACGCGACGACGGTTCCTGGGATGACGATGGAGGCGGACTGCGCAGGGCCGCCATCGAGCTGCGCGCCGCTGAGCATGCGGCGCAGGGGCTGTCGCGCGCGGTCGGAGCCGGCCTGCGCGGCGCCTTCGAGGATGCGACCTGGCGCAGCGCGCGGTTCTCGGACGTGCTGCGGGGGCTGGCGGAGGATGTTTCGCGCGGCGCGCTGCGCGCGGCGGTCTCGCCAGTCGGCGAGGCGGTCGGGCGCGGGGTGGCGGGGGCCGTCGCGGGTCTGGCGGCGGGTCTGATGGGCGGGCGCGCGCCTCAGGCATTCGCGAAGGGCGGGGTCGTGGACGGGGTCACGGCGTTCGGGATGGGCGGGGGAGCAGGCGTCGCCGGAGAGGCCGGGCCCGAGGCGATCCTGCCATTGACGCGCGGCCCCGACGGACGGCTCGGCGTCGCCGGCGGCGTCAGCGTCACCATCAACGTCACCACGCCGGACGTGTCGGGCTTCGAGCGCTCGCGGGGCCAGATCGCGGCGGCGCTCGCCCGCGCGGTGGAGCGTGGTCGCGGGAGGATCTGACGGATGAGCGATTTCCACGAAGTTCGGTTTCCGCTCGCGCTGTCTTTCGGGTCGAGCGGCGGGCCGGAGCGACGCACCGAGATCGTGACGCTGGGCAGTGGGTTCGAGGAACGCAACGCGGTCTGGGCGCAGTCGCGGCGGCGCTGGGACGCGGGGTTCGGGCTTCGGTCGCTGGACGACGTTCATGCGCTGATCGCGTTTTTCGAGGCCCGGATGGGTCGGCTCTACGGGTTTCGCTGGCGCGACTGGACCGACTGGAAGTCCTGTGCGCCGTCGGCGACGCCCGCGCCCACGGACTGCCAGATCGGGGTGGGGGACGGCGTGCGGACGTCGTTCGCGCTCGCCAAGACCTACGCCTCCGGTCCGGCGCGCCATCTTCGGCCGATCACGAAGCCTGTCGGCGAAACCGTGCGCGTCGCGGTCGGCGGCGTCGAGGCACATGGCTTTGCGGTCGACGAGGCGACCGGGGTCGTCACCTTCGGTTCGGCGCCGGCGCTCGGAGCGAGGGTGACTGCGGGCTTTGAGTTTGACACGCCTGCGCGCTTCGACACCGACCGGATCGAGGTGAACCTGGCGGCCTTTGAGGCAGGCTCCATCCCTTCCGTTCCCGTGATCGAGGTGAAGCTGCGATGAGGAGGCTCGATCCGCGTCTGCAGGCTCGACTCGACGGCGGCGCGACCACCCTTTGCCGGTGCTGGCGGTTGGACCGAAAGGACGGGCTGAGCCTCGGCTTCACCGATCATGACGAGGACCTGTCCTTCGAGGGGGTCGCGTTTTCGGCGCGGTCGGGCATGGCGGGTTCCTCACAGGAGACCGCGACAGGGCTTGCGGCGGGGACGGTCGAAGTGGACGGCGCTCTGCATTCGGATGCGCTGTCCGAGCGCGACATTGCGGCGGGGCTCTGGGATGGCGCCCGGGTGCGGCGATGGCTGGTCGACTGGCGCGAACCTGAAGTGCGCGCGTTGCTGTTCGACGGGACGCTGGGCGAGATCGCCTGCGAGGGTGGAGCCTTCCAAGCGGAGGCGCTCGGGCCTGCGGCGGGATTGAACCGCGCCATCGGCAGGGCGTTCACCCGCACCTGCGATGCCAAGCTAGGCGACAGACGCTGCGCGGTGAATCTGTCGGCGGCCGCGCACAGGGCTACCGGAGTCGTGACGCGAGGACTCGGAGCCGATCGCTTCGAGGCGACGCTCGGGAACGACGGGGCGCAGCATGGGTTCGGAGAAGGCCTGCTCATCTGGGATTCGGGAGCAAATATCGGGTCCTCCGCTCGCGTCGCGGTGGACGGACCGGCAGCGAGCGGTCGGATTTTCGCGTTGAAGAATGCGCCGGCCGCGCCCTTATCCCCCGGCGACGCTTTCACCGTGACAGTTGGGTGCGACCGCAGCTATGCGACCTGCCGCGACAGGTTCTCGAACCATCTGAACTTCAGGGGCTTTCCGCATTTGCCGGGCGACGACTGGGTCGGCGGCTATCCCGCGCCCGGCGAGGCGGCCGATGGCGGCACGCGCCATGGCTGAGGTTTTGCCAGCGGCTGTCGCAGCCGCACGCGGGTGGATCGGGACGCCGTATTCGCATGGCGCGAGCCTGCGCGGCGTCGGGGCCGACTGCATCGGGCTCGTGCGTGGCGTCTGGCGAGAGCTGTGCGGGGCCGAACCCGAGGCGGCCCCTGTGTATGGCGTCGACTGGTCGCGGGCTTCCGCCGAGGAACGACTGTGGGCGGCGGCGCGGCGCTGGCTGGTCGAGAAACCTGCGGGAGCCTGCAGGTCCGGCGATGTGGTCCTGCTGCGCCTCAGGCGCGACGGACCCGCCGGGCATGCGGGGATCCTCGCAGCGGACCCAACGGGACGGTCCAGCCTGATCCATGTCTATTCGCGTCAGGGCGTCGTCGAGTCGCCTTTATGTGAAGCCTGGCGCCGCCGTCTCGTCGCGGCTTTCGAATACCCGGTAGGAGTCGATTGATGGCGACGCTGATCCTCGGCGCGGCAGGCGCGGCTGTCGGCGCGGCGCTCGGTGGTCCGGTCGGGGCGCTCCTCGGGCGCGCGGCTGGCGGCGTAGCCGGCGCCATGATCGACCAGCGCCTGCTCGGCGGCGGCGGCCGGGCGGTTGAGACGGGCCGGACGCCCCTGCTGCGGGTGCAGAGCGGGCGAGAGGGCGCGCCGATCCCGCGCATTTACGGAAGGATGCGCGTGACCGGCCACGTCATCTGGTCGTCGCGGTTCGAGGAGCTCACGGAGCGGTCGGGAGGCGGCAAGGGCGGCGGGTTCGGCGGCAGGCCCACGACGGTCAGCCGGCGCTATGCGATCAGCCTGGCGGTGGCGCTCTGCGAAGGACCGATCGACAGGGTGGGGCGCATCTGGGCCGATGGAAAGCCGCTGTCGCGCGGGGGCGTGGAGATGCGGCTGCACAGGGGCGACGAGGATCAGCTTCCCGATCCGCTGATCGCCGCGCTGGAACCCGAGGCGCCGGCCTATCGCGGGGTCGCCTATGTGGTGTTCGAGGGCTTGGACCTCGCACCTTTCGGCAATCGCATCCCGCAGCTGAGTTTGGAGGTGTTCCGGCATCCGCGCGTCGACGCCAGCGCGTCGGCGGAGATCGGTCGGCCGCTTTCGGAGCTCGTGCGGGGCGTCGCGCTTTCGCCCGGTTCGGGTGAGTTCTCGCTTGAGACCGCGCCCGTGCGGCGCCGGTTGTCACCGGGGGTGTCGGTCACCGAGAACGTCAATGGGGTGGATGGACGGCCTGACATCCTGACGGCGCTGGACCAGCTGCAGGAAGAGGCGCCGGCCTGCCGGTCGGTGCTCCTGCTCGCCACCTGGTATGGCGACGATTTGCGTTGCGCATCCTGCCGGATCGAGCCTCGGGTCGAGACCCGCGACAAGGCGACGGAGCCGGTGGCTTGGCGCGTAGGCGGGATCGGCCGTGAGGAGGCGCGGGTCGTCGGGCGGCGCGATGGAAGGCCGGTCTTCGGCGGCACGCCTTCGGACCGGGGGGTGATCGCGGCGATCCGCGAAGTGCGCGCGCGCGGGCAGCGGGTGGTGTTCTATCCCTTCATCATGATGGACGTGCCGCCTGGTTCCGGCCTGCCCGATCCCTGGGGCGGCGCGGAGCAGCCGGCCTATCCCTGGCGCGGACGGATCACGGCGAGCGCGGCGCCGGGGACGGTGGGGAGCCCCGATGGCGGGGCTGGCGCCGCCTCGGAGGTGGCGGCGTTCTTCGGGGCGGCCGAGGCTTCGGATTTCGTCGCTTCGGGGGATTCGGTGGCCTATGCGGGGCCGAACGAGTGGTCGCTGCGGAGATTCGTGCTGCATTACGCGCATCTGTGCGCGCTGGCGGGCGGGGTCGACGCGTTCTGCATTGCATCGGAGCTCAAGGGGCTGACGACGCTCAGGGCCGGGCCGGGCGTCTATCCGGCGGTTGAGGCGTTGCGGAGGCTGGCGCAGGATGTGCGCGGCGTGCTTGGGGCCGGAACGAAACTTGGTTATGCGGCCGACTGGTCGGAGTATTTCGGGCACCATCCGCAGGACGGCTCCGGCGACGTCGCGTTCCATCTCGACCCGCTGTGGGCCGACCCGGTGATCGATTTCGTCGGCATCGACAATTACATGCCGCTTGCGGACTGGCGCGACGAGGCCGGCCATCTCGACGAGGCCTCGGCCGTGTCGGACCATTCCCTGGCGTATCTGTCCCGCGGCGTCGCCGGCGGGGAAGGCTGGGATTGGTTTTATGCGAGCGCCGAGGACCGGCGCGCGCAGCGTCGCACGCCGATCACCGACGGAGCGCATGGCGAGCCGTGGGTGTTTCGCTACAAGGACATCGAAAGCTGGTGGGCCAAGCCGCATCATGACCGGATCGGCGGCGTGCGATCAGCCGCGCCGACCGCCTGGGTTCCCCGGTCCAAGCCGATCTGGTTCACCGAACTGGGCTGCCCGGCCGTCGACAAGGGCGCGAACCAGCCTAACGTGTTCGTCGATCCGAAATCTTCCGAGAGCGGGCTGCCCTACTTCTCGAGCGGCGCGCGCGACGACGCCTTGCAGCGGCGGTTCCTGCAGGCCGTTCTAGCGCATTGGAGCGATCCCGGGCGGAATCCGGTCTCCCCGATCTACGGCGGACCGATGGTCGAACCCGAGGCGATCCATGTCTGGACCTGGGACGCCCGGCCATGGCCGGAATTCCCGCAGCGCAGCGACGTCTGGGCAGACGGTGAGAACCACCGGCTGGGACACTGGATCAACGGCCGGCTCGCTGCGCCGGGGCTGGCAGAGGTGGTGTGGGAGATCTGCGCGGATGCGGGCGTGGCGGCGGACGTCGACGCTTTGGTGGGCGTGACGACGGGCTACCTGCTCGACGCCACGCAGACGGCGCGCCAGGCGCTGCAGCCCCTGATGCTCGCCTATGGCTTCGACGCCTGCGAGAGCGCGGGCCGCATGCGCTTCGTCATGCGTGGTGGGCGCAGCGTTGCGCGCTTCGACAGATCCGCCTGCGCCGAGGGAGCGGGAGACCGCATTCGAGCGACGACCGCGCCGGTGGTGACGCGCGCCTCGGTGCTCGATGCGCCCGCGGTGGCGCGGCTGACCTATCTTGACGCCGATGGGGCCTATGAGCCGAACACGGCCGAGGCGCATAGCGCGGCGGCCGGTTACGACGGGTTCGGCGTCGCCGGGGCCGACTACGCGCTCGCCTTGTCGGGCGAGGATGCGCAACGGATCGCCCGGCGCTGGCTCGATGAGGCGAGAATCTCTGGGCAGACTGCACGCCTCAGCCTGCCCCCGTCGCGGCTCGCTTTCGAGCCGGGTGATGTCATTGAACTTGAGGGAGCCATCCCCCGTGGTCGGTTTCGCATCGATCATATCATCGATGGCGCGGTTCGGGAGATCGAGGCGACCGCCGATGCCCTGCGCT